CAGCATCTCCAGGTCCAGAGCCAGGTGGTACTCAGATTGAATTGGGTGCAACCAAGGAGTACAATGCACAAGCACTAGTGGATGCCTTCTTCGAGGCAGCTGCAGTTCTTGATGAAAAGAACCTTCCTAAGACAGGCCGTACAGCCGTGCTAAACCCACGTCAGTACTACGCTCTAGTATCACAGGTTTCTTCTAACATCCTCAACAGAGACTATGGTAACTCACAAGGTAACCTAAACTCTGGTGAAGGTCTAGTTGAAATTGCTGGTATTTCTATCAAGCGTTCTAACAACCTACCATTCTTGGCAGGTACTGTTAATGCACAGAGTGGTGAGAACAATGCCTACAATGGTGACTTCTCTACTCACTGTGGTTTGATCTATCAGCGTGATGCAGCTGGAATTGTAGAGGCAATTGGCCCTCAAGTCCAAGTAACGGGCGGCGACGTATCCGTACTGTATCAGGGTGATGTACTCGTAGGACGTCTTGCAATGGGTGTAGGTACACTTAACCCTGCAGGCGCAATCGAACTAACCTCAGCACGTAGCTAATTATGTCTCTTAATCCTGGAACAAGTGTAACAATAACCAGGGAGAAAGGTCAATCTAGTACTCTTAGTGGTATTGGTACAGTTGATAAATCAATAACCAAGAACCCAGCTACTCCTTTAGAGTATGGTAGGAAGCATCTTACCCCTGCTAATATTGGCACCGTTTCTTAACAATAAAATATTATGGCAGTCCCAACAGCAGTAGGTGAGTACGGTTCCTGTCAAGGTACAGAAACCCGTATCTCTCCTTCAGATACAAGTGGCTCAGGCACCCCTTCAGCGGTTGCCTCCACAACTAAAAACTTACGCCTAGCATATGCCACAGTTGGCAGCACAGGTACAGTTGACACATGCGCTGTAGTAACAGCACAATATAACTAACTAATAAGGGGGTTCTCACGCCCCCTTTTTTTCTTCACAAATATTTATACCTATGACTACTACAACCGTTGATATCGATACCGAACTATCCGCAGTCAATGCGATCTTGGGTAGCATAGGTCAGTCACCTATATCACAAATAGACTTCACAAACCCTGAAATATCTTTTGTTTATAATTTACTTAAAGAATCTAATCAAGATGTTCAAAGTGAAGGTTGGACATTTAATGTTGAATACCATATAAAAGAAAACGTCAACGCTAGTGACAATAAAATCATCATTGCATCTGATGTTATCCGTATAGATAATACAGATGAGTGGGATAGAACACGTGACTTTGTAAGAAGAAAAGATAGTGATGGAATTTGGAAGATGTATGATAGAGTAAATCATACCTTTGAATATCCAGACGATGATTACTTCTATGTAAACAAAGTAAGACTACTTAATTTTGAAGATATACCTACAGTATACCAAAGGTATATTACATATAAAGCATGTGGTAGAGCTGCTGTACAATTAGTATCTAATGCTAATCTACAAAAGATGCTTTCAACATTTGAAACTCAAGCAAGAGCAGCTTGTATGGAGTATGAATGTAATCAAGGTGACCATAACTTCATGGGTTGGCCTGATGAATCTGCCTATCAATCTTATAAACCTTATACAGCCCTGAGACGCTAATGGCCAGTGTAACGCAAAAAGTTAATAACTATGTCTTAGGAATTTCAACGCAACCTGACGAACAAAAAATTCCTGGCCAAGTTGTTGACTTAGTAAATGGTGTACCGGACGTAGTAACTAACTTAACTAAACGTCCTGGTAGTACACTAGTAAAAGATATCACTACACAAACAGCTCATTCTACAACATTTGCTGTAGATACTGGAGCAAATTCAAAATGGTTTAGTATTTATACAAATGATTCGGAACAATATATTGGGCAATGTGCTGCAGATGGTGATGTTAAAGTATGGAGATGTAGCGATGGTGTATCAATACCCGTTGATTATGCTAATGTTCCTGGTTCAGGTGTTGCAACTTATTTAGATAATACTGCTGAATCAGATGAGAAGTCTTCTGATATACAAGTTCTTACTATTAATGAAACTACTTTCTTTGTTAATAGGAAAAAGAATACTGCAATGAAAACAGATGCAAGTTCTAAATCACCTCCTGCAATAAATGAAGCATATATAGAACTTGATACTATTTCATATGGTAAGCAATACGCACTAGATATATACGACCCAGACGATAACACAACTTATTCATATACACGTGCTACAAGTATAGCTGTTTCAAAATCTTGTACTTTTGGTGGAGTCACAGCTGGTTCAGGAGAACCTGGTGATGGTTCATGTGAAGGTATGGGTAGAGAGACTGTTACTGCAAATACTGGAACAGCTATATGGTCTACATCTCCTCCTAATGCAGGTTCAGGTGGTAAGACTAATCTCAGATATGAAATGGATACACGTTGTACTCCTCAACCTAAAGATCAAACTGGAGATATTGAAGGTGATGATTATTATGATGCATATGCTCCATATGCTAAATTACAATTTGGTGGAGAAGGATGGGCAACTAATGATACTCACTCCTATACCTCACAAAAGGGTGTCACAACACAAATAACTGTTAAAAATCATTCGACAGTTACATCAAGAGCTAATCTAGCATTAGTACGTCCAGAACCTACTTCCTCAACTGCTGATGAGCATGTATCAGCAGCAGCTATATTAGGTGATCTTAAGGCTAGTATAGATGCTATATCTGGTCATGGTATAACAGCTACTATTGTAGGTAATGGTATCCATTTGTATAGAAAAGATGCGTTTGGTGTAACTTCACCTGAAAGGAATTTATTAAATATTGTTACTAGTGAGGCTAATAATATAGCCGATCTACCACGCACTTGTCGCCATGGTTACGTTGTTAGAATTGTTAACAGTGGTGAGGATATGGATGATTATTATCTTAGATTTCAAGCAGAAAATATTGCAGCAGATATAAGCCAAACAGGAACATATGCTAGATCTGGAACTACAGTTACTGTAACAGCAGCTGGACATGGTTTAAGTGCAGGTGATGATGTTATATGTGACTTCACTAGTGGTGCAGCAACTGATGGTTTCTATGAGATTACCAGCGTAGCTGATGTTAACACTTTTACTATTACTGATTCAGCGTCAGGCACTATCTCTGCAGGTGAAACAGTTTCATTCACTCCAGCTCGCTTCGGAGAGGGCGTGTGGGAAGAGGTAGCACAACCAAATATAGATATTACTATTGATAAGGATACGATGCCTCTGAAGCTCACCAGAGTACTTCCTGGTACGTTCTCTATTAATGGAGGTGGTGCTACTTCTTATGCTAATGGTGCTTTTAGATTTGATTATCCAGATTGGGGTGTACGTGATGTAGGAGATGATATAACTAATCCTGCTCCTTCTTTTATAGGATACCCTATTCAAAAGATGTCATTCTTTAGGAACAGAATAGCTCTGCTTAGTGCAGAAAACGTCATACTATCTAGAACTAATGACTTCTATAACTTCTGGGTTAAAACTGCTATGGCTATTTCCAATGCAGACCCTATTGATTTACAGTCGAGTTCTACATTCCCAACTAAACTCTATGATGCAGTCGAAGCAAATACAGGTCTAGTTATCTTCAGTGCAAATGAACAGTTTTTATTAAGTTCTGGAGCTGAAGCTTTACTTACTCCTGAAACTGCTAAGATTACTTACTTATCATCATATGCTTTTAATCCTGATTCTAGTCCTGTATCATTAGGAACTACTATAGGATTTTTAAATAGCACTGCAAAGAATGCTAGATTTTATGAAATAGCTAATGTCAATGCAAGAGAACAACCTGACATAATTGAACAAAGTAAAATTGTAGGTGAATTATTCCCTACAAATACTACAATGATCTCTGAATCAAATGAAAATGATTTAATTTTATTTGGCACAGATAGTACATTACATACTGCTACAAATGAAGTATGGGGATATAAGTATTATGAGGCTGGAAATAAACGTGCTCAATCAGCTTGGTTCAGATGGACTATGCCTAATAACGTTATTTATCATACAATACTAGATGATGTATATTATGCAGTACTTAATACAGGCTCCACATATACCCTAGAAAAATTTGACATAAAATTGAAATCAGATACCTTATTAATAGGTACTGAACCTGACGTTAATAGGGTATTTTTAGATACCAAAAAAACTATTGCATCAGGTGATATGACTTATAATGCTGCAACTGATGTGACTACATTTACATTAGGTGCAGGGTATTATAGTTCACGCACACTTACAGCATATTGTATAACAGCAGGTGATTCAGCAGGTAAGAGTTATGACATTCCGAGTTCAGCTATTACTGGTACTGCTCCTAATGAAACTGTTACTCTCCCTGGTAATTGGAAAACAAGTACTAGCGATGGTAGCTCAATTAATACAGACGTAGTGATAGGATATGAATATGAGTTTGAAGTAGAGTTTCCTAAGATATATATGACTAGAGCTGAAGGGGAAAAAATTAGATCTGAAACTAGAGGATCACTTGTATTACATCGGATGAATTTTGATTTCGGTGATGTAGGAGTTATTGACGTCACTCTACAACGTAAAGGTAGAGATGATTATACTTATACCGTAGAATCTCTTGAATGGGATAATATTAATGCTAGTGAAGCAGCTATAGCAAAAAGTTATTTACATACTATACCTGTATATGATAGAAATATAAATACTACAGTATTCTTAAAATCAAATCACCCATCTCCTGCTACCATTTTTTCAATGAATTGGGAAGGAGATTACTCACCACGATACTATCAACGTGTCTAATTATATTCACCCAATTACAATGGAAGCTGCTGTTGAGGTAGCTTCTAATCTTCGAGAGGATGATTATAGAGAAGTGTTTGAAGGCCACGGTCATTTTCCACTTCTCTATCTTCCCCTCGCTGCTTTCAATGGAGACACAGTTTGGTTCGAAGTGCCTAACGGCAAGACTGCCGGTATGGCGGGAGTGCAGGAAGGTGGAAAGATCTGGATGTTATGCACACCAGCTATTCATGAGTACCCTCTCACTTTTGCACGTGAAGCTAAACGATTTATAGAAAGCAGACAAGAAGAACTTCTTTGGAACATTGTAGATAAACGGAACACCGCTCATCTAAAACTTCTAAAGTTTCTAGGATTCAAGTTCTTACGGGAACTTAAACATGGTCCTAACCAATTAACCTTTATAGAATTTTGCCGTGTGCGAACCAGTATCAATAGCGATGGGCGTAATGCAGGGTGCAGGCCAGATAATGCAGCACCAAGAGCAAGGCCGAGCAGTCGGTCGCCGCAACCGACGTAAATTAAAAAATTTTGAAGAGCAGAACAAGCAGTACAAACGTGAAGTAATGCTCGACAATAATGAGTGGAAGAATGAGGTTCAAGTTCAAGACATTGAACAAGACCAAATATATCAAGCTATGATTCGACAATGGTCGGAACAAGATCAACAACTTGATAAAATCTTTGCTCAAGGAGATCAAAAGATAGAGAAAGCTATAGTTGAAATGTATGAGAATGATTATGCTGGTACAGGAACAGGACGGACTGCAGCTCGATTAGCAGGTAAAAGTGCTAAGAAGTTAGGTCAATACAAGTCTGAAGTACTGCATAATATGATGATGTCTAAAGATGACGCCCAACTGAATAAAGAATCAGCCACAGCATCAGCCCAAACTCAGTCGTGGAATGCTTATGAGAAGATACGATTCTCTCCTATACATGGTCACACACCAATAGCTCCAGAGCTTGAAGCTAAACCTGGTATGGGTGGTTTATTGGTAGGGTTAGCAGGTACAGCATTGACATCAACAATGGCTGGTATGAAACTTAAAGCACCGAAAACAGGACTGGGTGATATAAAGGATCGTATAAAAGATTGGAATCCAGATGTTGCTTCAGGAGGTTTCAGTGGTACTGGTGAAGGCCTACTGAAAATGCCTGACTTTGGTAATCCAAATTATGATGTAAGTGGACTAGCATCTAGATTCACTGCCCCATCAACACCAACTCCTGTTACCGATCCGTTCTCTATGAAACTTAATGAGTGATAGCTATGTCATATTCAAGAAATATCGCAAGGTTGAAAGAGACCTCTAGGGCGAACACTCGCCAACGGATGCAAAACAACATTGACCAAGCTACTTATGAAAATGCAGCTGGTCAAAAGGAAGCTGAGAACATAGCTACTGCTTTATCTGGATTCTCCAAACATCTACATGATTGGAAAGTTAAGGATATAGAAAAGAAAAAGCAGCAAGGTAAGATAGCAGCAAGGCAACATGAAACTGCAGACGCTGAAAAGATAGCAGCTCTTGCAGAAGAGTTGAAAATAACTAAACAAGAGGATACAAGGTACCAAGAGATTAAAGCAGAGATGCTTAAACTTGGTGGTGCTAGTGTTTATCCTGATGCTGATCGTGTAGCTAATCTATCCCCTTGGCAACAGGTAGGATATGCTAAAGAAAAGCTACGTGCTTTTAATGAAACCTTTGATGATAAGCTTGCTCATGCTATGCAAAATAGCGAGAAAGCTATCACTATATCAGGAGTAACCTTTACACCAAAAGAGTTACGTGAAAATAATATAACAGGTTTACCATTTAAAGAAGCAGCAGTTAAGGTATTATCAGAAGATATTAGAGAAGCAGCTCAGGTAGATAGATTCTCTCCTGAATTACAGTCTTTATCCGGTACACATGAAGCCATCATTAAAGCCCAAGAAGGGCAGATGGATAAGTATAGAGAAAGATATAATATAGATTCTTCCCATAATACTAGAATAAAAGCTCAAAAAGAATGGGCTACTTCAGCTAGATCAGGTGAAGATCTACATAGATTATTTCTTATACAATCTAACACAGTTAATGATAAGAATGAACTTCTAGGTAATACTGGTGGTTGGGATTCAGTAATGGGTATATTACAGGATGAAGGTGTTAAATCTGGAGATCCTTTTTATGCAGAGAAATTAGGATCATTAGAACTACCTCCTAGTCTTAGAGCACAAGTAGGAGCTAAAGCAGGTACTACATTTGCCCAACAATGGCCTGGTAGATTTACAAAACTTAAGTCTGATATTAAATCAGGTATAGTTTCTGCTAATAATGAAGAGTTAAAATTCCAAGAAACTGCAGGTACTGCATTACAAGTGGAGTTCATAGAAGCAGCTAGAAAAGGAGATCTTTCTACTGCACAGGTTAATCAGTATAAGAGACGCTTTGGTGAACTAGGTCTTACTATACCATCTAGCGTTACTAACTATGAGACTGCTACGATGAGAGATGAAAGAGAAGATAAGCAACAGATTGAATATCTCATGGCTAGTCAAGATGGTTATATATCCAATGAACAATTAGATCGATTCCATCCTAAAGCTGCTCTAGAATTCAGAGAAAAAGCCACTAGAATGGAAGAGAAAGCTATTAAAGCACATGATTCTGAAGCTAAAATTAAATCTTATTTAGATACCGCATTCACTAATATGGGTATCAAAGCTAATGAGAAAAGCCCTGCCTATGTAGAAGCTATGTCTAATGCTAAGGCTGATTATGCTGAAAAGTATAATCGTTATATTGCTATGAATTATAGTTCAGCAGAAGCTAGTAGGTTAGCCTTACATGCTAAAGAAGTTAAAGATAAAGAAACTGGTGAAGTAATACCTGATTCAATGGGTGTACTTACTGAGATAGAACAATTTGGTGAAAAGAGTAAGTATGTTATAGAAGGTCAGGCAATCGAAAAAACAATGAAAGCTGGACATCTTAGAGTAGCTAGGGTTGCTAGTGGTAAACGTGAGATGCTAAATGATCCTGATATAATTTTCAATGGAACTATAGGTGGTGATTATGGTCATCGTCAATTAACTTCTGTAAAGAACAACATTGAAAAGTATGGTGCTAGAAAAGGTTTAAGGATGGACAAAGGTGCTATGCAATATTACAAAGGTTTAGCACGTGGTAGAGATGATAACTGGATGGGTCTATTAGATAAACAATTAAAAGCTACAGGACATCCAGGTTTATGGGAAGAAGAACGTCCTGCAGCAGTGGACTTATTATCAGGTGAAAATGGTAAAGGTGAGAAACTTGAAGATCCTAATAACCTAATTGGTTTAACTAAGAGTGCAAACCAAGCCTTCAATTATCCATCAGTAAATTCCTATTTATATGGTATGAATCAATTAAAAGAAGGCTCTAATTATGGTAGATCACCTATCTCTATATGGGATCAACAACGTCTTGGATTTGGAGAAAAAAAACCTGAAGTGACAGACGAATCTTACTTAAAGGAAATAGAAGGAATCTTGTCTGGTAGAATACCGCCTCCAATTGGTGGACCAACACCACCTCCAACGCCACATAGACGTGATCCCCGTATAATGACAGGAATCCATAACCTTGACCCTATGACATTCCCAGACAGGCCATCTGGACCTGTTTCTGTTAAAACAGGAGGGTATTAAAAATGGACGTATTAAACTTAACACCTGATGCTGTACCTACAGCTGATACTACCCAAAATATAGAAGGGTATGAGGATCATGTAGAAGATATTCAAAAGGCATATCCAGAAGAAGACTGGAGAACACCTGCTGAAATAGAAGCAGAAGAACAAGCTACAATGCAGCAAGCTTCTGATGATGCATTTAACCCAGGTAGTGTAGCTCAAGAGCAGCCATTAGGAGTTGCTGAACAACCAGAAGTTACAGCTGAACAACCTGAAGTAGTAGAGCCTGAAGTAGTAGAACCAGTTAAACTTCATTATCAAGTAAATGAAGATAACACTATGGATCTAGATTCATATCAAGATTATGATGGTAACTATGTCTTCCGAGGTGAACACGGTAGAAAGGTTGCTAACTATTTTAAAGCTAGTATTATTAGAAATGATGAAGAGGAAGGAGCTTTAAAAGACTTATTTGAGGATGGATTAAATCTACAATCTCAAATAAAAGCTTTCAATATGATTCGTAATAGTCCTCATCTCAGTGCAGTACATGATACGAACGGTGATGGAGAAATTACTTATGATGATTTCCATGACACTACACACATGGAAGAATGGGATGAAGAGCTTGGTAGATTAAACCCAGAAACAGATGCTGAACTAACTCAAGAATGGATCAATGGTCTCGAAACTGGAGATCTAGGTTCAAGAGCTAGAGCCTTATGGCAACAAGCTGGACCTGGCCAAAACATGGCAAGGTACATTAACCTTAGAAGACAACATTTATTTGCTCCACAAGACCAGATAGATACCGGAGAAGACTGGAGACAGAATCTAAGTGGTGGTATATTTAATGCTGGACAACAAGAACTAGGATTCTGGGGAAGTGTAGGACAAATGCTGAATGGAGAGAATCCATTATCAAATACTACATGGGATGACGAATTAACACAATATAAGAATCCTCAGTCATTAGAATTTGGTATAAATAATGAAATTAAAAGGCTTCGTGGTTCAGGAGCCGCAGGACATCTAGGTTACTGGCCTACAACTGGTTTCTTTACTTGGCTTAAACTAAAAGGTGTTGCATTAACTGGTGGAGCTGTTGCTCCTGCATTAGGACTTAAAGCTGGAGCAGTTAAAACAGCTGTGATGAGTCCTCTTACTTGGAAAAAAGGAGTAGGAATTAAACACGCTTTAGGCCAAGCAGGTAAGGTAACAATTGCAGAAACTTTACCACAAGCTGCGTTTGCTGACCTTCAAGCTGATGGTTGGAATCATATGCGTGAAGATGGTGCATTACATGGTCTTGCTAATTTATACCCTGAGACAGCGATATTTGGACCACAAGTAGCTCAAGGAATAGAATCTCCTATATTTAAACAGGCTGATTTTGTTGTAAGTGAAGTAGCTGGTGGTGCTGGAGCTATAGCAGGTTTTGCTGGATTAGGACATATTATAACTAAATCAGCTCCAGAAGCTTTTACATGGATGGTTAAATCTGGTGTAAAATTTGCAGGAAAGCAAAGAGAGGCTATGGGTGTAAGTGCTAAAAATATATCAAATGCTATAGAAGCTCCATTAGCTGACCAAGCTCATTGGTTTGCAAAACAGCAAACTCAATTAAAAGATTGGACTGAGGCTGGTAGAGTTCAAATGGGCAAAGCTTATGAAGGTGCTAGAAATGCTTTCAATAGTTCTTTAGATGCTGAAGATGGTATACTACGTTCAGGCTATGGTGTATATAAAGATGGTCAGAAAATGTGGGGTCAAGGTTTAACCAAGGCTAGAAGTGGTATACGACAAGCTATTAATGATTTAGATGAAATCAGAAATACTATCGGTATAGGTAAGAAAGGTAGTACAGACTCACTGTTTAGCCAAGTTGATATGGCAAACGCTGTTAAACGAGGCGTTGATGAAAAACAACTCGATTTATTCAGAGACGAGTTGATGAATGATAGTGTTTGGAAACAACAAATAAAGAATCTTAACCCTCTTAAGAGGACTAGAAGAGTTGTATCTGAAAGCTCAGAACTAGGTATTAGAGAAGTACTGGGTAGAGATGCTGCTAGTTTAAGTCCAGACGCATTCTGGGGTAAAACTATATTAGATCAACCTTTAGATGTAAAAGATTTTTCTAAGGCAACAGACTTTGAAAAGTGGGCTATAAAGAATATAGAAGTACAAGATGCTGTTAATGAATCTCTTTTACTTCAATTAAGAGACTCTGCTATGGCTGGTGGTGAACTGATTGACCATACAGATATATTTGCCATCGATGGTACTATGAGGAAGATAGCTGATAATCTTGTTGTAGGTTTAGGTCAAGTCAAGAAGACTCAACACACTTGGGATCTTGCTCGTCAAATGATGAGAGAAGGAGATGGTAAATTATCTCAAGAACAACTTATTGATCTTGCAGCTCAAGTAGGTAAAAGATCTTCAGAATCTCATAATCAAACCAAACGTAGTGTTCAATCAATGTTGAACATGATGATGGAGCAACCTGATAATGAATTTGCTAAAGCTTTATTAGATGTAGTTAAAGCATCTGATGAAGTTCATAACTTAAAAGATTTAGATGCTTTTATGCATCAAAAGCTTGTAGGTGGTGAGTTTGCTGGTAAGGTTAAAACAGGTGCATTGATTTCTGATCTACAGCAAGTCATGGTTCAAAGCATATTAAGTGGTCCTAAAACTCCACTTAGAGCTATGCTTGGTACTACAGTTAATACATATGCAAATGCTATAAATGAAGCCTTCGGTGCAATGATAAGATCACCATTTACAGGTGATATAGCTAGTAGAAAAGCTTCTGTAGCTAAGTTACGAGCATATTTTGGGCAGATTCCTGAAGCATATAAAGTATTTCAAAAGTCATGGAATTCTAAATTTGATGCAGATATTGCTGATATCAAAACTAGATTTTCTGATGGATCTACTGTAAGTAAAGGAGATAAGTTATTTGAAGCTGAAGGTAGATGGGTTGAATTAAGAGGTACTCCAGGCGAAAAAGCTGCTTATTATGGACATAACATTACTAGAAACTTAGTTAATAACAAACTATTTGGATGGTCTCCAAGAGCTTTAGCCGCTGTTGATGATACCTATTTATGGTTGATGGCTAGGACAAGATCTAAAGAACTAGCTATGAGAGAAGTATTAGAAGCTGCTGGAGATAGTCATGTAAAAATTACACCTGAATTATTGAAAAAAGCTGAAGATATTCATTATAATCGTTTATTAGATGGTAATGGTAATATAGATATAAGAAAGGATTCTTGGTTTGCAAAACAATTTGAAGAAGTAACATTAACTTCTCCATTAAAAGGGACTGCAGCTAAGTTAGATGATGTATTTAATTCAATGCCATTAATGAAACCATTCTATCTATTTGCTAGAACTGGTATCAATGGACTGAATTTTAGTTTCAAAAGCACACCATTATTAGGTGCTTTACATAGAGAATCTTTAGATATTCTTAGCCATAAAGGAACTGATTTTACAAAATTAGCTAAGTATGGTATTGAAAATGCTAATGATTTAGCTAATGCTAGGAACTTATTTGCAGGTAGGCAAGCAGTTGGTGCAGCAGCAGTTACAACCTTTGCTGGTATGTACATGGCTGGACAGTTAACTGGTAATGGTCCTGCTGATAGGCAGCTTAAACAGCAATGGATTAATGCTGGTTGGAAACCTAATCATTTCTATATTGGTGATGTAGGATTCGATTATACTACTTTAGAACCTTATAATGTTATATTCTCTGCTATTGCTGATATCGGTGATAATATGGAACTCATGGGTTCTGAGTGGGCTGAGAAACGTTTACAAGCTGCTGCATTTGTTATAGGTAGAGGTTTAACTGGTAAAACATATATGTCTGGGTTAGATCAGATGATGCAAATAGCACAGATGAAACCTGGTGCGTTAGAAAAAGGTGTTGGTAATATTATGAATAACAGCATACCTTTAGCAGGTATGAGAAATGAATTTGGTAAATGGGCTAATCCACATATGAAAGAATTAAACTCTAGTATGTGGGATTCTATTAGAAATAGAAACCAAGCTACTGAATTCTTAGCAGGTGAAGGAGCATTACCAGCAAAAAGTGATTTATTAAATGGTAAACCTATTAAAAATTGGAATATCATAAGTCGTTCATTTAATGCTGTTTCTCCAGTATCCTTAGATATTCGTAATGATACTCCTGGTCGAAGACTTTTATTAGATAGTCATTATGACTTGAAATCTACAACCTATTCTTATGGGGGATATTCTTTTGTTAAAGATAACCATGTGAGAGCACATTTCCAGAATGCAATAGGTACTGTTCCAATTACGGTTGGATTTAAAAAGTTTAAAAATGTAGAAGAAGCTTTGAACCACTTAGCATCAAGAACTGATGTTAAAAATTCTATGTCTAAAATGAGAGAGAATAGTAAAAATCCAGCATTATGGGATGTAGATCCCAACGATTATCCCCATAATACTTTGATTGATAACGTTATGGATCAAGCAAGATCTAAAGCTTGGGCAAAGATCAATGATCCAAGCCATAAAGGTTATGCACGACTTCAAACATTAAAATCAGAGCAAGACGGGAAAGATGCTAGGACTAGAGATACCAGATCTGAACTCTTAGAATTAAACTACCCATCAAAACAAGTAGAACAATTCCCGAAGTAAACTAAATGGCACATACAAAAGTAACAAAAACTTATTCCCAGAATACTGGGACAGCTAATACATTTAGCTACTCTGGGAGTTTTGATGTTTTCAAAGCAACAGAAGTAGTTGCATTATTAGACAATGTAGCGCTAACATATACAGCGTCTACGATTAATGAATCCGCCTCCCCACGTGAATACTCTGTAGATACTACTGCTAAAACCATACATATTGGTGGAGCTGACTTATCTAGTGGTACAATTATAATAAGACCTGAGACCGATATGGGAGCTCCTACACCAAGAGCTACATATACTCCAGGTGCCTCTATTACATCTGCTGATCTTAATAATAACCAGAAGCAGTTAATGCGTAAGTGTATGGAGTATGATGAAACTCTACTCTCTACAACTGGTGGTACAATGACAGGTGACCTCACTATGGGTGAGGATACTACACTTATATTTGAAGGTGCTACTGACGACGCATATGAGACCACTCTTACTGTTGCTGATCCTACAGCTGACCGTACTATTACCATACCTAATGTCACAGGTACAGTAGTAACAACAGGAGATACTGGTACAGTTGCACATGCTATGTTAGCAGGTGATGCTGTAGATGGAGACAATATAGCCGATGATTCTATCAATTCTGAACATATTGCTGATGGTTCTGTTGATCTTGCTCATATGTCGGCTAATTCTGTAGATAGCGATCAGTATGTAGATGGATCTATAGACCATGTACATCTAGCTAATGATATAATAGACGGTGATAATATACAAGATGATGTAATTAATTCTGAACATATAGCTGCAGGTGCTGTTGATCTTGAACATATGTCTGCTAACTCAGTAGACAGTGATCAGTATGTAGACGGTAGTATTGACCTTGCTCATATGTCAGCTAACTCAGTTGACAGTGACCAATATGTTGATGGATCAATTGATCATGTACACTTAGCAGCCGATGCAGTTGATGGTGATAATATAGCAGACAACTCTATTGATTCTGAACATTATGTAGATGGTTCTATTGATAATGAGCATTTAGCAGATGATGCAGTAGGAGCAGATGAATTAGCAGCTAATGCTGTAGTTAACGCTTCTATAGCAGCTGGTGCAGCGATTGCTCATAGTAAACTAGCAAACGTAACTGATGGTCAAATACTTGTTGGTAATGGTTCTAACGTTCCAACTGCAGTAGCAGTATCAGGTGACGTAACTATTGCTAATACAGGTGCTGTAACAATTGCTAATGATGCAGTTGAAATCGGTATGATAGGTTGTGAGCAAACAACTATCTCTGATAGTGACTCACATATTCCTACTTCTGGAGCTGTTGTAGATTATGTATCAAGTGTAATTGCACCTATTGGTGGTCTTGAAGTTATAGCAGATGATGAATCATTTCCTAACACAATTCCAGCAGCTGGTGTTGTAATTAGTATAACTGATGCAGCTGGATTACAAGTTAACTCTAGTGGTGTATCTACTAATGGTGATGCACTTGATAACTCAACTATAACCATTAATGGATTCCCTAGTGAATTAAGAGGTGGTGTAGGATCAAACCCTGATCCTTATGTATTCCAGTCTGGTGCTGGTTTGATGGTTGTATCTACTGGATCAAGTCAGACTTATAATTATCACCAAGCAATGATAAGAGAGTCAGACTTTGTACAGTTAAGTGATGATATCAATGACTTTAATAATAGATACCGTGTAGCAGCTGGAGAACCTGGGTCTGATAATGATGAAGGTGATTTAGTATTTGATACTAATGCCAATAAGATGAAAGTCTATGACGGATCATCTTGGGGTGAAGTAACATCTACTGGTGACTTTAAGTATCTAGTACTATGTAATGCAGGTACAACTAATGCTGCTACTTATGGTTCTGCTTCTTCTTTTGATTTAAAAGAAACCTCAACAAGTGGATCTGCAGCTTCTGTAACATCAGCAGCTCAATTAATTGTTAGTGTTAACGGTGTTATACAGAAAGCTAGTACTGGAACAAGTGCTCCAGCTGAAGGTTTTGCAATGTCAGATGCTGATACTATTATATTTAGTGCAGTACCTCCAGCTAATTCTAGTGTATTCGTTGTGCAAATAGGTTCAGCTGTAAGCATTCCTACACCAGGAGATGGTACAGTAAGTGCAGCTAAGATTGCTGCCGGTGCTGTAATTGCAGCTAAGATAGGTACAGGTGCAGTAGAACATGCTAAACTAGCAGCTGATGCTGTAGACGGTGATAACCTTGCTGACAATGCATGTGATTCTGAACACTACACAGATGGAAGTATAGATCACGTTCATTTAGCTAATGATTGCGTAGACGCAGATAATATAGATGATAATGCTGTAAATCTAGCAGCAATGGAGCATGGTACTCAAGGTGATATACTTTATTATGGATCTGGTGGAGCTCCTACACGTTTAGGTGCTGGTACCGACGGTTACTTCCTAAAAACACAAGGTGGAAGTGCGAACCCAGTATGGGCTGAATCTGGAGGAACTTTTACTTTAGATGGTGATAATAATCTTTTTGCTGGAACTAATGCAGGAAATGTAGGTACATGGAGTGGAGCAACCCACAACTTTTGTGCGGGATACGATGCTGGCACTGATCTAACAAACGGCGATAACAACATATTTATCGGCCGAAATGCAGCGATGAATGCCACTGAAGCTGTAGAAAATGTTGTTATTGGTGACGGTGCTTGGGAAAACGTAACTTCAGCTCATAGGAATGTTGTTGTAGGACATAATGCTTGTCAAGATTTTGAAGCAGGTTGGGGTAATGAAAACGTATTTATAGGTGCTGACGCAGGTAAAGAAGTTACAAGAGGAGCTGGATGGGTCGTTATTGGTGGTTATGCTGCTGATAAAGGTGTTGGTACAGGTTCTGGAGGATCTGCTAACAATACAATAATTGGTTATGCTGCAGCTCGTGATATCACTTCAGGAGTAGATAATACTCTGATAGGCATGAATGCTGACGATGAAATCACTACCGGAAGTTACAATACCATGGTCGGATCTATGGTAGGTAATAAGAACGAAACTGGCAGCAATAACACTTGCGTAGGCTATAACGCTATGGGTGAAACTGGAGCAGATGCTGATAAAAATACTTGTATCGGGCAGAATACCGGAACATCTATTACAGCGGGCGGTAATAATACATTTTTAGGTTATCGTGCAGGATCAGCTCAGTCTCCCGGTGGAGGATCTAATACTTCTGATACTATAATTTTAGGTGATAATGATGTCACTGCTCTATATTGTGCTGATACATCTATTTCATCATCTGACCAACGTGATAAAACTGATATAACAAACTTTACTCCAGGCTTAAGTTTTGTAAAAGATTTAAGACCTGTTACTTATCGTTGGGATAAACGTAGTTGGTATAATGAATATAACGCTTCAGATCAGTTAGTTAAAGAAAATACTCCTGATGGAAGTAAGAAAAAGACTAAACAACATATTGGTTTCTTAGCTCAAGAAGTATTAAAAGTAGAGCAAGATCATGGGTTTGCAGATAGCAAAGATAATATGCTTACTGTTAATTTACAAGCTGATGATTATGCATACGGTATAAAATATGAAAGATTAATACCAGTACTTGTAAACGCAATAAAAGAATTAGAAGCTAAAGTTGCAGCATTAGAAGCTAAATAATGAAAATACCCTCCGCTAATCTACCCAAACCTCTATACATCCCTCAGATGTATCTGAGACAGCCTACAGCAGACGTTCCAGCCTTCCGCCCTATCGTCATACCCCCAGCTGATTTAGAGCGCCCTGAGGAGACACAGGCGGAGGAGAAGGAAGAGAAGACAGAGACACCCGAACAACCCACCTTAAAGATACCGGTCATTGACATACAGATGCCCATACCGGAAACAGCGGTAGTAGTGACTGCTGTGACAACAGCTGTTATTGCAGTAACAACTACAACTGTTACTCAATCCTTATTTGAACCTATTAAAAAGAAAGTTCAAAAACAACTACAAGCTAAAGTCAATAAATGGAAGGAAAACCGGAAGAAAAAAAAGGACTCCTCGGAAAGCTGAAAGATGCTGCTGAGGATCAAGAACACCAAATCCAGATCCTTGGAACATTCGTCAGACTTGGCGTAGTTGTTTGGAGTGGTTTCATTATAACAATGAATTACATAGAAATACCTATGGTGAAGAAATCTGGTAACTCAGATATCACGTTCGTGGCTAGTGTGTTTACTGGTGCACTTGCCACTTTTGGCTTGACCACTGGTAATTCTAAAGGTAAAGGACCTGTAAACTGCCCTATGGCAACTAAAAAGAAGGAAGAATGAAGAAATGGCTTTTCCTCTTCCTACTGTTATCCCCCTCGGTAGCAAGAGCAGAGTTAGTAACCCCGCAATTTACGCAGGGTTCGATGAACTCGACAACAACAACGACTCAAGAGATCGTGGAGGATATAACCATCACGACTTATGGGTCAGCATTAAACAAATGGTCTGGGGACAATATAACCCATACCTCAACATCGTCAGGAGGGATAGCGGATTCAGATTCGGTATTCAACATGACAACAGCTGGATCAGACTTTACACTAGAGATAGTAACAAGAGCAGCCAGCCAGGTACTGGAAGTAACGGAGATCGAAAGAGAAATCGACACCTCCTCTACTACGGTATCATTATCAGTATTCTCGCAATAGGAACCCCAAGTTATGCTGAAGAGGGAGAAACCAACAATACTTCAAACCCTGTGGCAGCAGCTACAGGAAACGTTACAAATCAAGCCGTCCAATTCCAGAACAATGGAGCCCCAAGTCGTCAGATTATCGGGCCGAATATAAGCTGTAATGGCGCAACAATGACGTTTAGCCCATTTTATATGGGCAATCATACCACTCCTTATGATGACACTATGACTCAACAGAGTTATACTGTCGCTGAAAACTGGGGCGGTCAATTGAATTTCATGGTACCCCTTGATGGCTCTCTTGTGGAACGCTGTAAAGCAGCAGCTTCTAGACAGATAGCTAAGATGAAACTTGACTACGAACTAGTTAGAGTTAAAAATTGTGCAGAATTACAGCAGAAAGGTTTTATGTTACGCCCTGGCTCACGTGTATATCACATGTGCCAAGATGTAATACCTATAGCTGCATTCAAAGCGGAAGTTGCGAAAGCTCAAGCTGCAAAACTTCCACCACCACCACCTAAGAAATGGTGGCAGAAACTTAACCCCCTAAACAAATGAGTAAATTATCAGAAGCTGATGAACTGATTTTAGCAGATACTCCTAGTTTTCAAAGAGACGCTCGCCGTAAAGAACTAGAAGCTAAGTACGCTAAAACTGAAACAAAGAAAACCACTACCACTGAAGAATAATGATCCTAATTATCAAGCCCATCCTATTCGCCTTCTTGAAGTCGGAGTCTGTTAAAAAACTAGTTGTTGATCTACTAGAAGCTTATGTCGCTAGAACCGATAATAAACTAGATGATCAAGCATTAGCAATTGTAAAAGACAAACTATTTAGTTAAAATGAAGAAAGCCACTGAAACCCAATTCAATGAATTACATAATCTCGTTACTAAAGAATTCCTGAAAAGGGTTAAAAGTGGCGAAGCTTCTACCCAAGATCTAAAAGCAGCTTGTGAATGGTTAAAGACTAATGACATTACAGGTATTGCTTATGATGGAAATCCATTAGATAAACTGAATAAAATGCTACCTAAAGTAGATCCTGAACTTGTCCAACGGAGGTTATATGGCACCAAAGCGGTCTCGTAACCCTGGAAAGACATCCCGTTACTATCAATCCAAGAAAGGGCGGAAGTCTTATCTCAAACAGAAACGTAAACAAAAGAAGATTAATAGTACGGCTGCTAAGAGAGCATACCGTAGATTGTTATCCCGTAGGCGGCGTAAGCTTGGCATTATGGGTAAAGGTGGGAAGGATGTCTCACACAGAAGAGGCAGACTAACACTTGAAAGTGTCAAGAAAAACAGAGCACGTGGAGGCGCTAAACGGAGGTAATTATGGCAGAAAGATTAGAGTTAAAACCAGGTATTTATCGTAATGGTAAACTTATAGCTCGTAATAGAGATAGATCTAATTACACAGCACAACCTGGAGATATTGAAGTAAAATCAGGTTCTTTTGGACGAAATCCAGTTATAAGGAGGTTTAATGGCAGTAAATGGCCAGCATCTCCTACACGACTAACTAACGCTAAAGATGTACCTGATTCATTAAGATCTCATACTCAACAAGTAACAAGCACAGGTAGTGGTAGGGCTAAAGAAATAATAAAAACACCACTTGATAAACAAGTGGGCGGCTTAAGCTTCGCTGAATCATTACGAATTAGTCCAGGCGCATCGCAATCAACTCTGAAAATAGGTAAGAAGAAATCAACAAAGAAACCTATAGAGTACTCACCTAGTGGAGATTTAATACCTAGTGAAACAGACAAAGCTGCTAAATGGAATCAAGGTGCAGCCAACATTTATGATAAGAGGAAGAAAACTGAAGCAGAATTAGTAGCTCGTGTAAATGTAGCAAGGAGTATGCTCAATAATAGCAGACTTCATCTTACTAATAGTACCGAAGGAAAGGACAATCAGACTAAAGCTGTTGCGGCAGCTCAGGTATTTGTTGATAAGAGTCAAGAAGAATTAGACGCTTCAAGAGGCGGAGATTGGGAACCAACTACTGTCTTTACTAGACATTATAAAACTGGTGAAGCTCTCGGTGTAATGACCAAACGTCAAAGAGCAGCTTACGAGAAAGAGGCACTGGGTGAAGATGGTAAGCTTAGAACTTTCGAAGGTGAAATGGAAAAAGCTGGCCTTGCTAAAAACGATCCAAGACGTGAAACTAAATACACAAGTGCAGCTTGGCAGCGTAGGCAGTTACAAATTGCAGAAGCTGAGAGATTAAAAGACGAAAAGGATAGCAAGAAAGACCTGCTTATTGAGCCAGCATAGGAGGTAGAACATGTCATATTTAGAACAACGCCGTAGGCAGAAACAATTAGAATACTACCAAGATCTAGAAGCTCAAGATCAAGATTACACTCCTTTAGGTACAAATCTTAAAAAAGGTACACTTAGTAATCTTGAAAAACTAACGACAATGGCCAAAGCGGATGATGCTCGTGGAGCTATAATGCGTGGTGTAGGTACAGGTCTTCAAGGTATTGGTACAGCTTATAATTGGATAACTGAACCTTTGATATATGCTGCAGAAGACCCTTCAAGAGCAGGTAGTGGTGAAGCTATTTTAGGGACCGTACTTAAGGGTGTTGAAGGACTCACTAAAATGGGTGGTAGAGGCTCTGAGATGTGGGCAACTGGAGCTGATATTCAGAATCCAATTACTAAGCAACCTATGGGTAACCTACCTCGTAGAGAAGATGGGCAACCATGGGTTGATCCTGATGTAGCAAGAGTTACTGGTGAAGTATTAACAGGTGCGGTAATAGAAGGAGGAGTTACTAAAGGTGTTAAACAACTAGGTAACCTTACTCAAAGTTTAAAAATTGCTAAGTTGTCAAATACTTTAACACCGTCTCCTGTAGGAGTTACAAGAGATGGTTTAAAAATAAAGCCTAATATACCTGATATGATAGACCCATCTAAACCTCTTCAAATTGCTTCTAATTTACAAGCAACACCTAGAGTTGGTCGAACTACATATGGTTCTCTTAGGACTTTGGTCAGAAACGGTGACCCTCAAAGTTTAGTACAAGCGAGAAAAATACTTGAATCAGGTTGGGGCGGTAAATTAAGTAAGAAGAATACCTTGGTTCCTATCGATAAGTTAGTAGGTACTGATGAAGGTAAGGTTATTCTTAATAGATTGATGAATAGATCTGAATCAATTGACAAAAGATTTGCAAAGTACTATGAAAAATTAGGACGTAAAGCAAAGAGTACAGAACTAGCTCAAAGAGAGTTGTATGATGTAGCTGCTAAAAATCTTTACGATGCTTCAGAGCTTATTTACGGACAAAAAGGTGCTAGAAAATATTTATCTGATCTAACTAAATGGTTTACTAAAGACGAATGGCATCATATCTTTGGTAATAAAGAAGCTGGTGAATTCTTATTAAGTCAAGTAGCACAAGACCCTGTTGTAGCTGTTAATTTATTTAAAAAGATGGATAATTTAGGATTATTCAGTTCTGGTATTGCTAAAAATATAGCTGTAATGAAACAAGCACCTCATAAAGCATTACATAGATGGTATGTTAAACATGGTTTCCAAGGTGGAGCGGCTGACTTTGGTGAGTTAGGGCGTGAACTTGGAGAGGCAGTTGTTGCAGGTAAAGCTGATGTTAATGATTTATTTAGAATGTTGGAGTTACACTCTGACTTTAATAAACATGTTAGAGGTTTAATAAAATCAGGTAAATTTGGTAAATATGGAGACGAAGTAAAATTATTAGATGAGATACCAGAAGGTGTAGGTAAAGCACTTCAAATTGGAGGATACCGTGCTAGAGGCCCTTCTAAGGTCGATGCTTTTTATAGATAGATAAAACATACATGACTGATACTTTAACCGCCCTACAGGACGATTTCAAGCTGTTTCTGCAAGCATTATGGGAGCAGCTTGACCTACCTTCCCCAACACGAGCACAATATGCAATTGCAGATTATCTTCAAAGCGGTCCCAAGCGATTACAAATCCAGGCGTTTCGTGGAGTTGGTAAGAGCTGGATTACTGGTGCTTTTGTTTTATGGACTTTATTTAATGACCCCGAAAGAAAGATAATGATTATATCAGCCTCCAAAGAGAGAGCTGATAACATGTCAATTTTCCTACAAAAACTAATCATTGAAACCCCATGGCTAAGTCATCTTCAACCGAAATCAGACGACTCTCGCTGGAGTCGCATCAGCTTCGACGTAAACTGTTCTCCACACCAAGCCCCAAGCGTAAAGTCGGTGGGCATCACTGGACAGCTAACAGGAAGCAGAGCAGATTTAATGATTTTGGACGATATAGAAGTTCCTGGAAACTCCATGACTGAGTTGATGCGTGAAAAACTTTTACAATTATGTACGGAAGCCGAGTCTATCCTTACCCCCAAAAGCGATAGCCGTATTATGTATCTCGGGACTCCTCAGACTACTTTTACTATTTATCGTAAGTTGGCAGAGCGTAACTACCGTCCGTTCGTTTGGCCAGCAAGATATCCCCGTAAAGGAAACCTCTCAAAATATGACGGACTATTAGCGCCACAGATCCAAGAAGATCTAGATATGGGTGCTGAAGAGTGGGGTTGTACTGACCCTGATAGGTTTGATGATGAGGATTTAATACAACGTGAAGCTTCAATGGGTAGATCTAACTACCTATTGCAGTTTCAATTAGACACAAGCCTTAGCGATGCAGAGAAATTCCCTCTTAAAATGGCTGATTTGGTCGTCACTAGCGTTAACCCTGTTTCAGCTCCAGAAAACTGCATATGGTGTTCCGATCCAGCGAACGTCATCAAAGACGTCCCAACAGTTGGACTCCCAGGAGATTACTTTTACTCTCCTATGCAGTTACAAGGAGAGTGGGGCCCTTACACAGAAACAATTTGCAGCGTGGATCCCTCTGGAAGAGGAACAGATGAAACAGCTGCCGCCTATATATCCCAAAAGAATGGGTTCCTATACCTCCATGAAATGCGAGCTTATAGAGACGGATACTCCGATAGCACACTATTAGATATTCTTAAAGGATGTAAAAAATTTAATGTTACTAAGTTGGTTATTGAAACTAACTTTGGTGATGGTATGGTAGCTGAGTTGTTTAAAAAGCATCTTATACAGACCAAACAACATGTAGATGTAGAGGAAGTTCGTGCAAACGTTAGGAAAGAAGATCGTATCATTGATTCAATGGAGCCTATTCTTAATCAACATCGTCTTATATGTGATAAGTCGGTTATTGATTGGGATTATAACTCTAATAAAAATGCAGCTCCAGAAGAACGTCTTCAGTATATGCTTTTCTATCAGATGTCTAGGATGTGTAGAGAAAAAGGAGCTGTCAAACACGATGATAGATTGGATTGTTTGGCCCAAGGCGTCAAGTATTTCACAGATGCACTCTCTATCTCTGCCAATCAAGTCATTGTAGACCGTAAAAGACAAGAATGGAATGATATGTTAGAGCAATTTATGGATGATCCACAAGCTTCTGCTAACCATATGGTGCTAGGAATGGACTTAGACCAACGTAGAGAAGCTAATTTGAAGAAAGGTAAAAAGGTATACCATACCTGGACTTGACACCGCCTCTAACTATACAGGGGGAGAGAAGGGTGGACTCGCCCCCTATGAGGAAGTTGTCGTCTTTCAGACAACACTTCCTCTTCTTATATTACTTATTTTCCCTTAAAGAACATAATAATATACCTAATACACCTACTCTAACATTAATAAACCATCCATGACCGCCCCTAAACAACATAAACAAAGATATTACTATATATTCTGGAGTATTGCAACGTTGAGTGTAGTGATAGGACAGATTAATATAATTAATACTTATAACCGCCTGTCAGATAATTTAGAAGTGATTTTAATTGAACAAGCAAGAGAAAAAATACATAAAGCTTCAAAAGAAAGCTCAGAAGTGTATAACAAGAGAGAAAGCTCAGAAGATACTCAGTAAACATGAGAATATTAGACAATCTTCTTCATGAAGATGACTTTAAACCTATACAGACTTACTTCTTAAATAAGTTACCTTGGGCTTACCTAGATCATATTGTAGGTACCACTGGAGTAGAAGAAGAGAATGAGGACTGCTATCAGTTTGTTCATACTTTTTATAGTGCAAAGGATCCGTATTTAGAACGGAAGACTTCCGAACATTCTCATATTATTAAGCCTATATTATTCAAACTTGCTCCTTGGCTTGTATTGCGTGTTAAAGCTAACTTACGACCCTTTACACCTGAACATATTCACAGTGCCTTTCACACCGATCTGAAGGACGCTGGACAGCTTACTGCTATCTACTACCTAAACACGTGTAATGGTTATACGATGTTTAAAGATGGGACTAAGGTTGAGAGTGTTGAGAATAGAGTGTTGATTTTTGATGGTAGCGAGTTACATTGTGGTGCATCTTGTACTGATGAGAAAGCACGATTCGTGTTGAATATAAACTACTTACCTGGAACGTTAGACGATGGCTCCAAGTATATTCCCGATGATAAAACGTGTGGTCTTCCTACCCTGTTAAATTTTGGCAAAAATGTCTGAAGTCATAGCCTTATTGAGAACGGTTCGCAATACCCCCCATGCCCCCCTTCAAAAGCTGAGAACCCGCTCGAGGCTTCGCCTCTCGCTCTATTTAATGATGCATAACACGTGATGTACGGCCACTAAATGTGCAACAGTGGCGCTGATTGAGCGAGTGCGAAGCACGAGCGGACATATTAGCATTGCTTATGTGTAACATTGTGTGCTTATCTGTAGCGCTATGTGTTAAGTAATAGACACACAGTTACTATCATTATTACAGAGTGTAACGATCTATTGATTATACTTGACTTTACACGTGATCCGTGCTATATTAAGAATGTAAATAAATGAGGTACATTAAATGTTACTGAACAAAGAACAATTAGCAATGAATTTATGTTATCTTGCTAAGGATGATTACAGTCTATTAAATGAGATCATCGTTGATTATGTTATGAACAAAATTGATAACAATGAGTTCAATCATTACGAGGATTACGTTAACACTGAGATGAGGTCAATTCACTGACCTTTTTTATTACTAACTGTACACTCACTAATTAACACAAACCGTACCATCATGAAACTATCAAGAATCGGATACAATCAGACTCTAGTTGTTCTCAACAATGACGTTGAAATATTCTTCAGTTATGATACACCAGTTGCTGGAAGATCTGCTGATTTAGAATATTTTAAAACTGATACATTTTATAGCAAAACAACATCGAGACACATTAATAAATATCTCGATACTATAAACAATGTCAGTGTAATTCCTCAAGAGGTTATTGATAATCTATCGATGGAATTACCAGCTAATATAACATCAACTGAGCACAACAGTTAATGATAGTAACTCACAGTCAATCCGCTGCACTAAGTATAATGATTACAGAATGTAACGATGTATCATTTGTACTTGACTTTTCACCGATTATGTGCTATACTAATAGTATAAAACAATCGAGGAGTAATCACTCATGAAAACTAATAACAAACTCATTCCAATCTTCAACGGTTCAGTATTAGTGAACGAGACAGCATTACATGATCAAGCTATCATGAATGTATTGAAATCTTCTTCACTAAATAACTTTGAATACAAGTCAATTGATTCTAGTTATTATAACATCTCTGATAGAGATTAGCCTGATGTTTAAGACATTTAGTAGGTGCAATTCCTACCCAGGTTATTGATACTTTATGTATCAAATTGTCCAACTAATTAACACAAACTATGTGGTACCTTGTTCAACAAGATCCAGGCGAAACTGTCGCTCTTGGATGTTATGAAGACTACGAAAAAGCTAAGTTTGTATTAATGAACAAGCAAAGATTTAATAGTCATTGTTTCTATGAAATCTTGCATAGTTCGGACTTAATGTATCAAGTTCCTTATGAGAATTTGGTAACTAACTAACACAAACTGTACACTCACTATTTATCACAATCACCATGCAATCACTCAACGTTAAATCTTCTGCCGTTAACCAGCTAAATGTTGACGAACTCGAAAGAATCGCTCAAGTTGAATTCACAAACGGTAAGAAGTATACATACTTTGATGTAGCATCTGATGCAATTCGTGAGCTATTGTTTAACTCTAAGCCTGATACATCTATAGGCAAATGGGTTAACACTAATTTACTAAATGCTGAAAGACCTTATCAATTAGGCTTCACTGATTAGTCTCACTAATTAACATTCACAATCGCACGGCTAAGTAACATTAACTGTGCTTTCCTGGAGCTATAGATTAACGGTTAAATCATGTGCCTGTCACGCATAAGATAAGGGTTCAATTCCCTTTAGCTCCGTTGACACTAATATGTGTCATTCTGTCCACTATTTAACAACAACATGAGCAAACAGTTTGAATCAGCTTATGACGAAATCATTGAGACAATTGATTACAAGGAAGCAAAGGAAATCGTTGATCATGGTTGTCAATCTGGTGTGTGCAGCCAATACATATATTATGCTGACACCATCAAGTTCTTTGATAACTATGAAGAAGAGATTACCGACTACATTATTACCTGTTGCGGTTCTGAGATCTTAGCTAACATTTTCTTAGATAATAATTGCAGCATTGATATGTATAAAAACGAGGCAACTTGGTGCTACATTGAGTTAATTTGTTCTCAAATCGTTGACAAGTATGAGTATGAATCTACAACATGTGAAGAATTATCTGATTTAGATGATGATGAATCAATCAAATTGTATGCTGATTATTCTAAAGAAGAAAAGCAAGCAATTATTGACTCTGATTGGGGTAAAAAACATTTAGTTTTTGTTAACGCATGACTTCATTCGTTGTCTTAATTTGTATCATCATTCTTCTTTATATATTCTTGAAGAATACAATCAACCATCCATGATTCACTCTCTAAATATAGTAGCATCCAATGGGTAAGACATGCTTTCTTACAACAATCATTGAGTATAAGTCTACTTTATTTACTGAGTGGTTCTTATCACTCTCTTTTCACAATCGCACGCCTTATGTGTA